CCTCAATGATGAAAATGAACAGGCTGTCATTGATGCCATGTCGGGGGCACTGGATGGGCTTTCGTTTCGAAAAGAAGTTTCGCTCGATGGGCAAGCTTCAGCGATTCGAGAAGCTTATTATGCTACACTGCCTGAATCTGAGCCAGCAGAACCTTCTGAACCAGAAGACTGGGAAATGGCTTGGGTGATGGAAGTGTATGCAGATCATCTAATTGTAGAAGATAAGGGAAAAACTTACTCAGTATCTTTTGAGGAAAATGAAGAGGGAGAGATTTCCTTTGGTGAGCCAGTAGAGGTTGAAATGAGATGGCAACCCAAATCACATCATCTAACTGTCAAAAGCATCGATGAAAACAGAATGATTGTTGGTGGTTATGGTGTAGTTTGGGGTGGCAAAGACCTTGAGGGTGATTTTTTCACCAAAAACACTGACTTCTGGTTTGACAGAATCTCTGAAACCCCGATGGTTATGTATGATCACGGGCAGGATGGTGATATCAAAAAAACCGTTGTGGGCAGAGTGGTTCAGAAAGAATCAGATGATGTAGGGCTCTGGGTTGAATCCCAGATTGAAAGAAGTAATCAATACTTTGAGGGAATTCGGCAGTTAGTAGAAGACGGCAGGCTTGGTTACAGTTCAGGGGCAGTTCCTCACTTGGTTGAAAGAAAATCAAATGGTGAATTGGCATCTTGGGCAGTAGTTGAGTTCAGCCTGACTCCAACCCCTGCTGAACCCCGAGTTTTGAGTATTGAGCAAATCCGAAGTCTAGCAGAATCCGAACCTGCTTACAAGGCGTTACTTCCCGATGATGAACCTCAGGATGTGCAGACATCAGGTGAAGATCGAGAGGCAGAGCGTGAACGCAAGTTGAGAGAAGCAACTTTGGGTGAGCAAATGGTAAATCTTGAACTCATGGAGGAATAACATGAAAACGGTACAACAGCTCTTCCAAGAGGCACGGGCAAAATACAATGAAGCGAAAGCTATCCTGTCGGAGGACAGTGGTGATTTTGAACGGGCTGACGAGCTAATGACTGAAGCAAAAGAAATTGAACAGCGGGCAAAGAAAATGCGCCAAGCTGAAGGTTTTGAGCTTGACTTTAACAAACAGCAGGACGAATTGGAAAAAGCAGGCGTTGCTGAATTCAGAAGCAAACTGGAAGAATCCTTCTCTCCAGAGTTGGTAGACGCATTTATGAAGACCCTAGATCAACAGGGAATCGACATTGGCGATTATCAATCTCCTGAAGATTTTGAAGGAACAAAAAGCTTTGGTGGTTTCCTTACAGCAGTTCGAGCCAAAGATCATGATACGCTGACTAAGGTTTATAAATCACGAAAAGACCTTAGTGGTGACGGGGGAACATCAGGTGGATACCTGATTCCTCAGCAACAGCTATCAGAACTACTTCGTGTAGAAGAAGGTCAGGCAGTGGTTAGACCATATGCTCGAAAGATGCCTATGGCTTCTCGGTCACTGACAATTCCTAAGCTGGAACAGGGTGACGCCCCAGCGGCTTATTGGAAGCTTGACTACTTTGGCGGCGTTCTGTCTTACTGGACGGAAGAAACTGGAGCAAAGACGGAAACTGAACCTGAATTTGGTCAGATGGAGCTAATCGCTCACAAGCTGGCTGGATATACTCAGGCTTCAGATGAACTTTTGGAAGATAGTGCAATTGGACTGGAAGCTCTTTTGAGTGACCTGTTCCGTGGTGCAATCACAATGCGAGAAGATTTCGCATTCTTGAGGGGCACTGGTGTTGGTATGCCTTTGGGTATTCTCAATTCTGGCTGTCTGCTAACTCAAGCTAGAGATACGGCTAATCAGGTAAACTATGTAGATATTGCTAATATGCTGGGGCAGTTCCTGCCTTCAAGTTACGGCAATGCAGTCTGGGTAGTTTCACTGCTTGCTCTGCCTCAACTTCTGCAAATGGAAGATGGTGCAGGCAATAATGTGTTCATCCCGAACGCAAGCGGTGGAATCACACAGTCAATCCCGGGCAGTATGCTGGGGCGACCTGTGATTATCTCTGAAAAGATGCCTAACTTAGGCTCAGAAGGTGATGTAATGCTGGCAGACTTCAATTACTATGTGATTGGGGATCGTGGTCAAACTGCGATTGATGCCTCAGAACACTATGCTTTCATCAACGACATGACAACTTGGAGATTCGTACATAGGGTGGACGGACAGCCTTGGCTGGATGCTCCAATCTACATCGATACAACCAATCAAGTGTCACCATTCGTAGCTTTGGCGGCATAAGCCAAGGAGGATAATATAATGGAAAAACTTTCAGAACAACTGGCACTTGCGGATTTAGTTGCATGGACATCAGCGGGTTCACTAACCTCTTCAACAGGTGATGCTATTGACATGAAGAATTTTCATCGAGCAGTAGTTTTGCTGGTGGGAAGTGTATCTGCTACAGGCACGGGAACAGCGGCTGGAACAGGTACGGATACTGTGGCAACTGCTGTAGCAACTGCTGATCTTACTTGGTCGGTAAAAATTCAGGCTTCAACAAGCACTGGGTTTGGTACTCCAACTACGATCACAACTGTAACGGGCTCTGATAGCCACACAGCAACGGCAACAACCACAAGCTCAGGTGGTACAGGCACAACAACCACTGCAACTTGCACAGCAGACTTGGGTGGAGAGATCGAAATTCACGCTGGTCAGGTGCAGGCGGCACGGGCGGCTGAAGATAGATATGTTCGAGCAGTAGTAAGCTTGGGATCAAGCGATACCCCAAATATTGCTTTGGCATCTGTCTATGGAGATAGCTCACGCTATAAACCAGCAGTTGAAGTAGCAAGCTAAACAGCAGGTTAGCAATCTGGTAAAATAGAAGGGCAGGTGGGCTTTGACCTGCCTGCCCTTTTCAACTTATGGAGAGAAAAAATGGTAGTTCCTGAGTACACCAATGTGGAAACAGTACCTGAATATAAGAATTCTCAAGAGGAAGACAAAGAAGTTCGGGTTGATCCCAGAGTTTTTATTGCCAGCTTTCCTAAGTCTGGTACGCATTTAGTAGAACTGATTGTGCAAACGATTTGTTCTCCTATGCCAGCAAACAAGCCATGGGCTGGCACTTTTATGGGGCACAGCTGGACGACTCAGTGGATTGATACCAAAAAAACGCTTCGAAGGATTGGTTTCATCAGAGATGGAACTTATGCCAAGGGGCACTTGGGTTATAAATCCGAAATTGAGAATTTCCTTTTTGGGATCGGGGCGGCAGTGCTTTTTGTGTATCGTGATCCCCGAGATGTGGCAGTAAGTCTTGCCCATCACATTTTAGACGGAAAACCTCATGGTTCGAATGAGATGTATCAGGAAATGGGATTCGATGCTACGCTTTTGGCAGTCATTCAGGGCTTGGGTGTTTATTCAGGTATTTTAGAACGCTGGGCTTATTATGCCCCATGGCTGGACACAACTTGGGTGCTTCCAGTCAAATTTGAAGATTTGATTACCAATAAGCGGGAAAAAATTACAGAAATTGTTCGCTATATTGTGGGGCATTCAGCAAATGTTCGTGGGTATGAAGCAACAATTCATCAAAGTGTTTTGGACGAAACTGTAGAGGCAATGGTTCAAAACTCAGAGAATACAGATAAATCTCCCACTTTTCGAAAAGGGAAGGTCGGGGGCTGGAAAGAAGAATTCAAGGCGGCTCATGATATTGCTTTCAAAACAGCAGATGAAGAAAGTCAAGTTCTGATTCAGCTTGGATACGAAACAGATGATAAATGGAAGTCAAAGGCTCACGAAAAGCTTTTAGAAGAAATTCAAGAAAAAGAAGCTCAGGAAGCTGAGCAGGAAGAAAATGAATAATGGCAATTACAAATGGATATTGTACATTAGCTGAGCTAAAATGGCAGTTGGATATTACTTCCACTGATGCTACTCGAGATACTCATTTAGAGGAAGTTGTTGAGGGTGTTTCTCGCTGGATTGACAGCTTTTGCAATAGATATTTTTATGCGGATGATTCAGCAACCAAATATTTTTCAGCAGTAGATCATGATTACTGTGTAGTTCAGGATTTGCGTTCAATAACCACGCTCAAAACAGACAACGATGGTGATCGAACTTATGAACGAACTTGGTCAGCAACAGATTATGATTTAATGCCTTTTGATCAACCAAATGATTTTCCTTATACGCATATCAGACCTGCTCCTAATGGGAGCTATACTTTTCCGTCTTTCAGGAAAGGGGTTGAAATTGTTGGAAATTTTGGCTGGGCATCAGTACCTTTCCCAATTAAACAAGCCTGCTTGATACAGGCTGAGCGTGTGTATATGCGGAAAGATGCACCTTTCGGAATTGCAGGCGATTCTCGAAGATTGAGTGAAATTCACATTGTTTCGAAGCTTGATCCTGATGTGCAATCACTCCTGACTGGGTATCAAAGGTTTGCGGTGACATAATGGCAAATGCAACACTGAATGAGGTTATTGAAGAAATTATGGGCGAAATCAGCGGGGTTACAGGGCTGGCATCGGCTCCTGATTATCCTCCAGAAAAAATGGCTGATTTCCCTTTTGCTGTTGGATATGTGGATTCGGGAGTTTATTCTCTTGAAAGCTACGGCATGACCAAGGGGCTTCACAATGTAGCCATTGAGGTTCATGTAGCAAGAAAACTTTTACCTCAAGCTGTAGAGAATTTGCTGGCTTATGCGGATAGAATTCCTGATGAAATGGCTCAAGAACTTTTTGCAAGCACTTTCACTAAATTTGAAACTTTCCAGCAAATTACTTATGAGTTTGCGGCAATGGAATGGGGTGGAGTTGAAACACTTGGCATTCGCTTTATCATTGAGGGTGTCAAGGTGAAAAAATCATTTTAGTATGGTATAATCATTACAATGAGGTAACGAAATGGCAATTCGATTGAAATGGAACGGGAAAGGTTTTCTTGTTGGAATTCCAGCAAGGGATTTGACCGAAGAAGAAATCAAGAAAAACGAATATGATGAACAGGCTCTGGTTGAAAGTGGTTTATACCATGTAGTTGAATTGCCAGAAACTATTTCTGAAGACAATCAGCCAGAAGATGTTCAGGAGGATGAATAATGGGAACTAAAGCATTACGCAAGATTCAGTTTGGACAGGAATCTACAGCTGGGAGTGCTGTGGCGGCAACTCAGATGTGGCGTGGAATGGGCGTTATTTCCGATGATCGTGAGGTCATTTTTCCCGAAGAGGATGTAGGACTGATAAGCGGTACAGATCGATCTTATATTCCAAGAGTTATGGCTTCCATCACATTTGAGGAAACTCCAGCTACTTTTGAGCTACTTCCTTATATTGGTGAGGGTGGCATCAAGGAAATTGGAAGTGGTACAGCCTGTGGGGATGGATCAGTAGTGGGAGCTTATAAGTATGTCTACAGCTTTCCAACTGATTCACTGAATACACTGAAAACCTTCACTATTGAGGCAGGGGATGATGTTCAAGCACAAGAAATGGAATACTCTTTTGTGCAGAACTTCTCTCTCTCGGGATCAGCGGGAGAAGCTTGGATGGTTTCTGCTGACTGGGTTGGAAGACAGGCAACAGATGCTTCCTTCACGGGAGCACTTTCAATTCCCTCTGTAGAGGAAATTCTTTTCAGTAAAACAAAGCTTTATATTGATGCAGTAGGTGGAACAATCGGAACTACTCAAGTTTCTGATACTTTATTGGATGCCACACTGAATGTCAATACGGGCTGGATTCCAAAATTTACTGCTGAGGGTGATTTGTATTTCAGCTTTGCCAAAAGCACAGAACCAGAAATCACTCTGGATGTAACTTTTGAATTCAACTCAACGGCTGTTACTGAAAGAGGCTATTGGGAAGGTGAAACTGCTCGACTGGTTAGACTTCAAGCAGATGGGGCGGCTCTCTCAACAGGAACTGCCACAACCACAACCACAACTTACAGCTTTGCAAACAAGGGTATGATTCTTGATCTAGCTGGAAAGTGGGAGCGGTTTGATGCGATTGGCGAACAGGATGGCAATGATATTATTTCAGCAAGCTTGAGAGTTCGGTATAACGAAACAGCAACTCAATTTGCTGATTTAGTAATTTGCAATACAGCAAGCTCACTGACATAAATGAGAGGATAAGTACATGGAAAAGATATTGAAACTCCCCGATCCGTTTTTGCAGAAGCACTATGAAGAATTCAACCTGAAGCTCAGAAAAATGACTAATGACCCTGATATCCCCCTAGCAGTTTACAGGGGAGATATCGTGAGAGTGGCGGCAGAATGTGGCTGGTTAGAGGGTATTACTAAAAAAGATGTGAGTGAAATGGTGGCGGTAGAAGTTGGTAAAATTTCAGCAGAAATTCAAGAACTTCTTGCTTCTATTGCCAATCCTGAAAAAAACTAATAATTGCGACTGCAAAATATGCCAAAGGTGATGGGTCGCCACCTCATGAGCTACGGTATCTAAATAGAATTCGGAATGGATACGGCTTACCCTATAACAAAGGCTGGATGGAGTGGGAAGCTGGACTGATAAACCGAATGGAGAAACTGGATGCTATTTTCCAGCTCATGAGTGCGTACTATCACGAATGTGGGAAAAACATGGCTAAATTTTCCACGGCACATTCGCAGTCGCAAGTTGATTTAGTAGTAGATGTACTTGATTTACTGAATAAGGAAGCAAAGAATAATGGCTAATCAGGAACGCCTGCAAATCATCATTGATGCCCTTTATCTGGCTGGGAAAGAAATGGAACAGCTCAGAAAAGATTTGGGGGAAGCTGAAAAACAGGGTGGAAAAACTGATGATGCAATGTCTGATCTCCAAAAAACAATGGTGGCTCTTGGAGCGGCAGGTTTTGCTCTTGCATCTAGAGAAGCAATAAAATTCACCAAGGAATCAACCTTGCTGGCGGCACGGGTTGAAACTTTGGGCGTTGTTACGGATCGCTTGGGTCAAAATATCAATATGACCACTTCTGAAATCCGCAGAGTTGAAATGGGTATTCAGGATATGGGTATTACTACTCAGGCATCCAGACAGGCTGTTGCTCAAATGGTGCAGGCTCAAATTGATCTTGCTCATGGCACAGAACTGGCTCGGTTAGCTCAGAATGCGGCAGTTATTGCTAATACAAATTCATCTGAAGCGTTTCAACGGCTTGTCACTGTAATTCAGACGGGCAATACCCAGATGGCAAGAACGCTTGGTCTTCAGCTTGATTTTAATTTGGGTTATGAAAGAATGGCTCAGAAATTGGGGAAATCAACTCAAGCTCTAACTGCTTACGAAAAAATTCAAGCTCGAACTAACACAGTAATGTCTTCCAGTGCTCAGATTGCTGGAACTTATGAGGCGGCAATGGAAACTGCTGGAAAGCAGTTGGGTTCTCTTGCTCGTAAACAAGAAGAGTTCAGCAGGGCATTTGGTGAGCGATTCCAGCAGATATTTTCTGGCGGGATCGAAATTTATGGTGAATTTCTCGAAGCTATGACTGATCACATGGATGCTGAAAGTCTTACTCAAGATTTGATTGAAAAGGGGGTAATTACCAGAGAAGAAGCTTATGAAACAATTCAAACTGGCACACATACACGGGAAATGGCGGCTTATTCCGTAGAAGAACTCAAAGAAAAAGAACTTGAGTGGCTGGAGGCACAAGAAGCCATTGATGCTCAATTGGCAGAATCAGAACCTATTGTCCAAAAATACAATATGTCACTCAAGGATACTACTGAGTTTACAGACATTCTGGCAAAAGGTTCTGAAGAGGCTCAGGAAGAAACTAAAAAACTTCTCGATACGGTAAATCGCAAGGTAGAATCCCCCCTTACAAATCTTGTCAAAGATTTAGAGTGGATGCAACTTACAGGTGGAATGCCTGAGCAAATGCTCAGTGACATCAAAGAGGTTGTTAATCAAGGCAATCTTTCGAAACAGGAACTGGATGATGCCAAGAGATTGGCGGGTGAGGCGGCAGTAGCTACTTATGATATCAAAGCAGAAATGGGCGAAATTTCCGAGTGGGAAGCGGCAACACATATTAAGGAAGAGCTTGGTATTCCTTTAGATGATGCCCTGCAACTTATTCAAGGTACGAATGGTATTGAAGAAGCGTTAACTCGATTAACTGAAACTTATCACAAGGTTGATATTTTCTATCACTTGCACACAGTGGGCAGTGTGCCACGGGGTGCTCCAGCTGGTGCTAGTCCTCCAACTGGTGACGGTGACGGTTCTAGGGAGCATAATCGAACCAATAAAATTATAATGCCGCCAGGATATGCGAAAGGTGGGGTACTTGATCCTATCTCCATCGTTGGTGAGCAAGGGGCTGAAATGATCATCAATGGTGTTGTTATTCCCGCCAGAGAAACTCGTAAATTAATGCAGTTGGGATTGATACC